CCCACTCCAGACCAGTTAGACGAATTTCAAAAGAACAAAGTATCAGTGCGCTCTGGAACGTACACAGGCTCAATTGTCAGGTCTTCTGTGTTTCAAATTTACGTTCGTGAAGCTGGCGTGGATAGCAGTGGTAATGCTTTTAGGTTTAGACGTATAAATTTATTTTTTGTTGTCAGGGGCAGCACGCCTGTCGATCAATACAATTTTATTAGGTTCAAGCATCCACAAGGAGAGCCTAAAGAGCTTGAATTTAAGTTTGTGTCAGTTGCGGCATCTGAGGTAGCGCAGCTCTCTGACGATCAGGGAATGATTCTTCTCTCTGCGTCAATATCTGATGTAGAAAAACCCCTTATTTTTGAAGATAAGGATGTTCCAGGTCTTGGAAGATTTGAAATAGAAATGGCTGGCTCCCGGATTAGAAAGAAAGATATTGAAAAGAACAAAGAATTTTTACGCAACCCAAGAACCAGAATAGTTGGTCAACAGACCACGGTGCCTTCAGCAGTACAACCAAATTCTGCAAGACCTGCGGATCAGGGCGGCGTATTTCGCCGGGCTATCTCAATGGTTGTAGACCGGAACGCAGGCAATCTGGAGCCTCCCGGCAGGATGGGTTCTTTCACCTTTGCAATTTTTGGCAATCCTGATAATTATCCAGGCGGTGAAGGAATACAAAGAACTTTAAACACTCGCGAAGATTTGCCCGGCAATAGATGGATAAGGGTGCAATGGACGGTCAACAAGCGACGATTGGAAGCTGACCACTATGCAAGAGTGAACCAAGGCCAAACTTATGTTTGGAATATACTTAGTGCTCAAGTAATTGGTAGCTCTCCAGGGTTTAATAAGAACGATCTTATTCTTATTAGGCGCGGAGAGGGTTCGACAGAAGGCACAGAGCAGCCAGGATACTCTAATTCGCCTTATCCAAGCAGCAATAATTTCAGAAACAACCATCCCTCTGGCCAAGAAATTCGGTGGTCCGGGTTTTATTACAGGATTACGGACATTAATACCACAAGCGTGCCTGAAGGGCGCATGGGTGGCTACTTCTACGACATTTTTGGTGATGCAGAAAATCTTGCACTTGGTACAAAAAACAGCGCAATTAAAAGCATTCAAGAAGGAAATAAAAGAATAAAAATCAGACTTAATGTTGAGGTGATGAGTTTGCCTCCGGGCCACTTTACTGGCCTGACAAAGAAGTGGAATTTTTCTGGCCCTGTCGAAGTTATTGATGACGGTTACACGACAAGCGATTGGAATAAGGAAGAAACTTTTACGCACACCGAGACCATTTCTCCTGCCAATAACGCTTTCTACTGGACTTATAACCAAGTAGGTTTTCAATACAGGGTCGCTGATCTTGTGACTGTTCCTGGCACGTCTGAGTTAACAGGAGATACCGAATTTGAAAATCATAGTCAGTATGCAGATCTAAGTTTCTATAGAGGTTTGGTGCAAAAATCAAACGAATCAGAGCCTGAGCACAGTATTGTTTACGTCAACGAAGTTTTGCCTAATAGCAAAGTTCCAGAATATAACGGTTTAACAATTGCCGGGTTATCGCTCAAGGCTAGCCGTAACTTTACAAGCTTGGATCAGCTGCGTTGCTGGATCGGGCAGGGGATACCTGTTAAACGTTTGCACCCTGATACGACTGCTTCTGTAAATAACCCTTATGACGAACCAGGCGATTTGTATTACCAAGCTTCGTTTGGCCCAAGCCACTTATACTCCGACCTTGTCTTTTACCTGCTGACCGACAGGCAAGGCGGAGCGGGCAATCTTATGGGCATGACCCCAGATAATGCGTTCTTGCTAAACGTAGATGATTTTAGAGAGGCCGCTAGGTTCATTCACCAGCAAGAATTATTTTTTAATGGAGCGATTACAGAACGCACAAATCTTCGTCAATACATCATAGACACTGCGCCTTATTTCTTGTGCAACTTTGTGATGATGGATGGGAAATTTTCTCTGCTGCCAGCTCTCCCGTATAACAAAGCAAGCGGTCACATCAACACCGGGCCAGTACCAATTGATCAGCTGTTCACGTCAGGCAACATCTTGGAAGACAGCTACAAGCTCGAATATTTAAGAAGCGAAGAGCGCAGAAACTTTACAGCCACGGTTCGGTATCGGTTTGAGTCGCGTAATAAACTCCCAGAAGAAAGAGTTATGAAAGTAAAAATAAAAGGTAGCCCATCAGCAAACCTGCCGGAAGAGAATTTTGATTTGACACGGTTCTGCACGTCTAGGGGTCACGCTGTTAAGGTCGCGCAATACTTCTTAGGTCTTCGTAAGTTTGTCACTCATACAATTAGTTTTTCAACGACGATAGAAGGTTTAAATTTAAGAGCGGGTTCATACATTAAGGTCATTACTGAGTCTTCTCCGTATAGAAGCTCAAAAAATGGTACGGTCAGTTCATCCGGGGCGGTGACAAGTGTCGAAAGCCTTCCTGATGGAATGTATAACGTCACCTTCTTCCAAGTAGGTTCAGAAGACGTAGAAGATGGACAGATGGAAATTAGCGGTGGGAGGGTGGCTGACACCAGATTCCACGATTCTGTGTTCACTGTCCAAGACGGCAACAAGAGCGAGAACGTTTATGTTGTTGAGCAGTTAACGTTTTCTCAGGAGGGCACAGTGGATATTGTGGCTTCCGAGCATAATTGCACTAGTGATGGAGCTAGTGAGCTTGCCAAATTCGTTGAAGACCCCAACTCTGTAGAAGTGGAGGATGTCTAATGGCTTTCCCTGATTTAATCCCTACCGCTCGCACGTTTGACGCTGGCGACTTTCCCGTCAAGGTCTTTAAGAGTCAAAACGGCGTTGAGCATAGGATTTTGTACGGCAGCAACCGCACCAACATGAAGCTGTCCCTGACTTACGCAAACATCCCGGACTACAGCGCTGAGCTGTTTCTAGACCACTACGAAGAAGAACAGGGGACGTTTGGCACGTTTGACTTTATGCCTAGTGGTTACGCGAAAGGCTGGGAGGGCAATACAAGTGAGATTGACGCAAAGACTTTTGGGAATAAGTACAGGTACGAAGGCCCCCCGCAGGTCGTCCAGGTGCGTTCAGGGATTAGCACTGTTACAGTTAATCTGATTGGCGTGCTCTGATGCCCTTTTTTACCGGCACAAAGGGAAGTCTGTTGCTTGAAGGCAACACCATTGCCTCAGTTCAGAATTGGACTGTCAGTACGACTGTTTCTGTGCTGAACACAAGGACTCTTAGCGAGAGCGATGATTTTTTCGAGCCTGATAGCCGCAACACCAGTGGCAGCTGTCGTGTTCTTTATTACAGAGATGAATCAAATTTAAACAACGCTAGTACGTTTATTAACAAAGTAATTAAAGCGAGAGACGGAAGCCCTGGGAAAGGGGCAAGCCTATTGCAAGGCGATCAAAATACACCAAACGAAGTTCGATCTAGTCTTCGACTAAAGGTTGATGATGGGTCGGCAGACGGTCTTTACATTGAGTTGCGGGTAATAATTACGAATGTGACGCTAACGATGTCAGTAGGTGAAATTTTTGCGGCTGACATTGCGTTCCAAGGGTGTGGCGCTCCAACATTCGTGAATATCTGATGACTGTATATCTTGGAACGTTTGGCGAGATTGAATTAGAACGTGTTTTCAATGGCGGCGAGTTGCGGTCAACGATTGATGTTCCTGACGTAAACGCAGCTCAAAAACGGTTTAGCTTTGATTTTGAGCACGGTCAACTTGTTTCAGGCGATCAAGTCGAAATTACAAGTACGGATGGTAGCGGTCTTGATTTTATCAACGGTTACACGGACTCGGCTGTAAAAAAGTTTATTCATGTTGACGAGCTAGACGGGATCAGGCTTTACGACAGTTTTGCCAATGCGGTCAGTGGCGGCAAATCAAATGCGATTGCGCTTGCCACTCCAGGCAACTCAATACCTATCAAGGTCATTGTTGAATCTGCTGCGCCGCGTATTTTGGCCCAAGTTAATAGCTTTGAAATCAATACTGAGCGTGAAACGGTTGACACAACGGTGCTATCTGATGAGTTTCGTTCCAGAGTTAATACTTTAATTTCCGGCTCTGGTCGTATTAGTGCTTTTTGGGAATATACCGGCAATAGCACCCAAGAGGTGCCGATGTACTTGTACGAGCTAGCGCATCGCACAAAAGTTGGCAGTAACTTTATCGGGCGTTTTTATATTAAAAAGAACGGCTACAACCCGAGTGGGGTTGCAGAGCGCAATGACGATGAGATTTGGTGGCGCGTTGCAGGAATTATTACGTCAGCCGCCATACAGTTTTCACCTGACAGCACTGTTCAAATTACGGCTGATTTCATAACAACAGGTCCGCTGCTCTTAAGAATGTCAACTGATACGCCAGATGCTCTCTTGCAAGAGGACTCTGGTGACATACGCTTGGATCAAGACAGTGGCGCTAAACTGCTGTTACAGCAGGACATTTAACCCGGAGCTAGCCACCCATGGCTGACCTAAAAATTAGTGAGCTAAATGCGTTAGCTGGCTCTGCTTTAGCTACTGCTGACTTGGTTGCTGTTGTTGACAACAGTGCAAGCGAGACAAAAAAGCTGACGATTGGCGATCTGGTCGCAAACGGTGTCACCTTAATCAGTGACGACACAATCCCAGGCGCAAAGATTCTGTTTGCTGCAGGTGGCATCGCCACAGCAGACATTGCTGATGCTGCAATTACAACGGCCAAGGTCGCTGATGATGGAATCACAGCAGCCAAGCTTGCGAACGAATCAACGGTTGACCTAGTCACAACGCTGCCTGCCTCTGGAGCGTTTATAGGTCAGCTTGCTTTAGACACTGACGACAATAATTTGTACGCATGGTCAGGGTCAGCATGGTTAAGCCTTAAGGCGGCTGGCTCTGTCAACACTGTTACTGGGAGCACGGTTGGTCTAGTTGACATTGTTGCCACTACAACGGGTTCAAGCGTTCAGATTGCAGCAACGATTGATGACACGGCTTCAGCCAACCAGTTCATGGCTGGCCCAACCGGTGCTGGTGGAACGGTTGCTTATCGAACGATTGATGGCAGTGATATTCCTGTTGCAACGACAAGCGCCAAAGGCGGTGTGATTGTCAATGGTGAAGGACTCCGCATGGACTCCAACACGATTGAGGTTGATAACGATGTAACGGCCAGCTCAACGCACCATGTCGTCACTTACAGCGTCAAAGGTCTAGTAACTGGCGGCCGTGCCTTAACGGGTAGTGATTTGCCTGCAGCCACTAGCAGCGCAAAGGGTGCTGTTATCCCTGGAACGGGCTTAGCTGTTGACGGTAGCGGCAATCTGAACCACAGCAACACCACATCAACTGGCACCTTCACGAAGGTAACGGTTGACGGCCAAGGTCATGTATCAAGTGGCGCAACCCTTGCAGACACTGACATTCCTGATCTTGCGGCGTCAAAAATCACAAGCGGCACAATCCCATCAGATCGAATTGCAAGCGATGCGATTACGGGGGAAAAACTAGCTGACTCGTCAATCACCAAATTTGGTGGTGCGGGTGCAACTAACAATGTTGTTACTTTCCCGGCAGCAGATTTTAAAGGTCAGTTCTTTTTTGACGAGCTTAACGAAGACCTTTATATCCACACTGGGTCATCATTCTTGCCGATTACGGTTATTAGCGGGAACCTTATTCTTGCTGGAACGTATGACGCCAGCACAAACTTGCTGGACAGCGTAACGAGTGAGGGCAGTGCTGCTGGCTTTACGAGCGGGCAAGCCTTGCCAGCACCTGCTTCGACCAACCAAAATTATTACGTGGTTGTCAGTGCCAGCGGTACTGGCTCAGGTTCAGCGCCTTCAGTCTCGCTAGCGCCCCCAGACATGCTTTTGTCTACTGGGGCAGGTGCAGATTTTATTCTGATCGATGTATCAAATGCAATCGCTGGTCAGACTGCTTCAAATATCAGCTTTACCGCTTCAGGAAGCATTTCAGCGACTGATGTTCAGGCTGCATTGCAGGAGCTTGACATTGAGAAGTTAGGTGCAGCAAGCCCAACATTTACTGGAACGGTGCTGTTAGGACAGAACGCTGTATTGGCGTTTGAAGGTTCCGCTGACGATGGATCTGAACTAACAATTACTTGCGCTAACCCGACCGCTGATCGCACAATTACGTTCCCCGATATTACCGGAACGGTAATAACAACTGGTGACACGGGGACTGTTACGAGCACGATGATTCTGGATGGCACGATTGCCAATGCGGACATCAACGCTTCAGCTGAGATTGCAGTTAGCAAGCTTGCAAACGGCAGTGCTCGCCAACTGCTGCAAACAGCGACTAACGGCACAGACGTTGAATTTACAAGCAACGTCGATGTCCCTGGAACGTTAGATGTCACAGGTGTTGCAACGTTCGACAGCACATCAACCTTTGTTGGTGACGCTACGTTTAATGGCAGCTTGATCTTTGAGGGTGCAACGCCCGATGATTTTGAGTTGACGTTGAGTGTTGAGGATCCCGGCGCTGACGTTACGGTCACGATTCCTGCTTCAACTACAACGCTTGCTGGCCTTGCCGTTACTCAGAGCTTTACGAAGGCGCAGCGTGGAACGCCTGTTGCATTGACGGATGGGGCAACCATTGCTGTTGACATGAGTTTGGGTAACAACTTCAGCGTGACGCTTGCTGGCAACAGAACACTTGGTGATCCAAGCAATGTGACTGCTGGTCAGTCTGGGGTGATTGTGGTGACGCAGGATGGAACGGGTAGTCGCACGCTTGCTTATGGCGGCACGAAATATAAGTTTGCTGGTGGTACGGCACCAACGTTGACGACAACAGCTGCTGCGGTTGATGTATTGGCTTATTATTGCGAGAGCGCAACGCGCATCACGGTTACTTCGCTGCTGAACGTTTCATGAGTATTCCTGGTGCTGCAAGTCCGCTGTT